TCATGTGTAGATGCTACTATTGGTAAATACAAAGTAAAGTATCAAGATAGCACTTTTTATGCGTACTCAGGAAACTCTGATACCACTTATACAGATGGTTCTAATGTCTATATACTAATTCCTGGTAACGATATGAAAAAAGATAAGACTATTTTAGGTACAACAAAAAAACTAGGTATTAACTATATAGCTACTTCAGAAGGAGAAGAGAGTTATGAACCTATTGGAAATAACTGTATTTCTTCATCTATTACTTTTGGATTAAGTTCATATTCAAAAGTCGGACAAGAGAAAATCTTATATAGCAGAGATTTTCCAAATAAGAATTTAATAAAAGTAGACAGTGCATCTGCGGAAGAGTATATAAAACAATCTGCAAATTTAATTTGTAGCATGAAAGTAAGAACATCTTTACCGCCAGAGCAACAAAGTAGGGGTAATTATGGTATTATTTTTGCATTAGATTTTTTAGATAATGCTACTAATAAAACTATAACAAGAAATTATGTTATAGATGTGGATAAAATGACAGGTAACCCTTATAAACTAGTTTATTCAACTAAACAATATGGTATTTTTGATATAGATGGAATAAATTTCAAATCTATAAAAGAAATTAAATTATTCTGTTATAATTTCCCGAATAGCAAGGAAAATTATATTGATGATATTTTTATAGAAGATTTGCAATTTTATGGAGTTGCAAAACTTAGCGAGGAAGATATTAATGGTTGTAGTTTAAGTATCATAACTCCGCAAGGTAATTTTTTTAATGCAAGTGCAAATAAAAATGATTATAAAAAGTTACAGGCTCAAGTTAGAGTCAAAGGAAAAGTTATAGATAATAATTCTCAAAAACTTCCTTTCTATTGGTTTGTAGAAGATATTAATATTACATCAAAAAGTTTAGGTTATCATAAGTATGGCGGTCAGGGCTGGAGATGTTTAAATAAGTATAATATTATTCAAGACGCGAATGAAGAAAATGGAGAAGCCGCAATAGTAGAATATGTAGCTCTTGATTCTGAGTATAAGGTCTATTTTGAAGATGTAATTGCGAAAGAGACTAAATATAAATGCGTTGTTATCTACGATGA